CCGTCTAGATTTTTCAACAGAAACTGTAAGTACACCAACACCTAAGTTATCTCAAGCAAGACGAGAATTGGCAGCAGTCTCAAGTAGTTCTTATGGTTACTTTGGTGGTGGTGTTATTTCTCTTCCTAGTTTTGTCTGCACCATAGACCGTCTAGATTTTTCAACAGAAACAGTATCAGTACCAACACCTAAGTTATCTCAAGCAAGACAAGAATTGGCAGCAGTCTCAAGTAGTTCTTATGGTTACTTTGGTGGTGGTTATGGTAGTTCTCCTACTATTTTCTGCACCATAGACCGTCTAGATTTTTCAACAGAAACAGTATCAGTACCAACACCTAAGTTATCTCAAGCAAGACGAGAATTGGCAGCAGTCTCAAGTAGTTCTTATGGTTACTTTGGTGGTGGTGGTAATATTCCTACTTTTTTCTGCACCATAGACCGTCTAGATTTTTCAACAGAAACAGTATCAGTACCAACACCTAAGTTATCTCAAGCAAGATACGGTTTAGCAGCAACCTCAAGTAGTTCTTATGGTTACTTTGGTGGTGGTTTTCTTCCTGGTAATGCTTCCACAATAGACCGTCTAGATTTCTCCACAGAAACAGTATCAGTACCCACACCTAAGTTATCTGCAGGAAGAACTGATTTAGCAGCAACCTCAAGTAATTCTTATGGTTATTTTGGTGGTGGTTCTACTGGTATTTATGTTTGCACAATAGAACGTCTGGATTTCTCAACAGAAACAGTATCAGTACCAACACCTAAGTTATCTCAAGATAGAGGTCAATTTGCAGCAGTATCCGGAGGCATCGGAACCCGAAGAGTTGGTTCTGCGACTTATGGTTATTGGGGTGGTGGTAATGCTGGTGCTGCTGTCTCTACCATAGACCGTCTAGATTTCTCCACAGAAACCGTCACAGTACCAACATCTAAGTTATCTCAAGCAAGAATCAATTTAACAGCAACCTCAAGTATCTCATATGGTTACTTTGGTGGTGGTGGTACTCCTACTCTTGTTTGTACCATAGACCGTTTAGATTTCTCAACAGAAACAGTATCAGTACCAGCATCTAGTTTATCTCAAGCAAAAAATGGAGTAAGAGGAACTTCAAGTAGTTCTTATGGTTACTTTGGTGCAGGAAATACCACCCCTGGTGCTGTCTGTACCATAGACCGTTTAGATTTCTCAACAGAAACAGTATCAGTACCAACACCTAATTTATCTCAAAGAAAGACTACAATATCAGCAACCTCAAGTAGTTCTTATTGTTACTTTGGTGGTGGTTATTTTTCTCCTGGTAATTTTTACTCCACCATAGACCGTCTGGATTTCACAACAGAAACAGTATCAGTACCTACACCTAAGTTATCTCAAGGAAGACAAAATTTAACAGCAGTCTCAAACAGTTCTTATGGTTACTTTGGTGGTGGTAATATTGCTGGACCTACTCAAGTTTCCACCATAGATCGTCTAGATTTCTCTACAGAAACAGTATCAGTACCGACACCTAAGTTATCTCAAGCAAGAAATGCTTTAGCAGCAACCTCAAGTAGTTCTTATGGATACTTTGGTGGTGGTCTTAATCCCACTCCTGCCGTTGTTTCCACCATAGACCGTCTAGATTTCTCAACAGAAACTGTTACAGTTCCATCACAAAAACTTACACAAGCAAGAAGTAATTTAGCAGCAGTCTCAAACGCAAACTAATATGATGAAAACTTTTTATTTTATGTCTGGACTTCCACGTTCAGGTTCGACTTTATTAACAGCACTACTCAATCAAAATCCAGAGATACACGCATCCACAAACTCTCCTCTTCTGGATACAATTCACTATACAGAAGAATACCTCTTATATAATTCAGAGCAATATAAGGCAAATCCAAAACCAGAGTGTGCTCATAAGGTCTTATCGTCTATACCTCATAACTATTACTTTAATACACAAGAACTGATTATTATTGATAAGTCAAGAGGTTGGGTCAATCAAATTCAACACATTAAGGACTACATTACACCAGAACCAAAGATTATCTGTATGGTAAGAAGCATACAAGATATTATGGTTTCTTTTCTTTCATTAATACAGAAGAGCAAATCACTTTCTTTTATCGATCAAGCACTTCGGAGTAACAACTTAGAACTCACGAATGATAATCGTTGTGAGTATCTAATGTCTCCTCAAGGTATTATAGGTCAATCATATCACGCACTTGCAGAAGCATTTCGTAAGGGGCACCAAAGACATCTGTTATTTGTAGAGTATGAAGACCTAATTCAAAATCCACAAAGAGAACTCAATCGTATTCATACATTTCTGAACATACCATTTTATTCTTATGATTTCTCAAATGTAAAATCAAAAGAAAATGAAAATGATGTTGTTTATGGTCTTGAAAATATGCATACAGTCAGAAATAAGGTAGAAAAAATTAATCGAGATAATTCAAAGTATCTTAGTAAGTATATAACAGATAAATATAAAGAAATGGAGTTCTGGCGTCAGACAACTCCAAAGTATTCTATATTTGGAATCTAATGTCTGGTATATTTTCACTCAGAGAAGTAAGAACAGAACAACTCGCAAATATTAACGAAGGACTTAGTTTAGATATTCCTGGACTACTTTATGGTTACTTTGGTGGTGGTGAAAATGTTCTCGCTACTAATGTTTCTACTATAGATCGTCTAGACTTCTCTACAGAAACTATAGCATCTCCCGTAATACCAGCTAAATTGTCTTCAGCAAAAAATAGTTTAACAGGATCTTCAAGTAGTTCTTATGGATACTTTGGTGGTGGTGGTACTCCTCCTTTCTTTTCCACCATAGACCGTCTAGATTTTTCTACAGAAACAGTATCAGTACCAACACCTAAGTTATCTCAAGCAAGAGGTGGATTAACAGCAGTCTCAAGTAGTTCTTATGGTTACTTTGGTGGTGGTTTTACTCCCACTCCATCCTTTTTTTCTACTATAGATCGTTTAGATTTCTCTACAGAAACAGTAACAACGCCAACACCAAAATTGTCTTTAGAAAAAGGTAGATTAACAGGAACCTCAAGTAGTTCTTATGGTTACTTTGGTGGTGGTACTACTGGATCTGCATTATCTACCATAGACCGTCTAGATTTCTCTACTGAAACAGTATCAGTACCGACACCTAAGTTATCTCAAGCAAGAAATTCTTTTAAAGCAATTTCAAGTAATTCTTATGGTTACTTTGGTGGTGGTTATATTGGTGGATCTGTATTATCTACCATAGACCGTCTAGATTTTTCAACAGAAACAGTATCAGTACCAACACCTAAGTTATCTCAAGCAAGATCTAGATTAACAGGAACTTTAAGTAATTCTTATGGTTACTTTGGTGGTGGTTATAATAATATAGGAAGTGTTCAATATTCTACAATAGATCGTGTAGATTTCTCTACAGAAACAGTAACAACACCAACACCTAAGTTATCTCAAGCAAAATCTGCTTTAACAGCAGTTGAAATAAACCGCAACCCAATATTCAAAGGTTCTCCAAAGTTCACTTCTTGGCCCGAGAGTGCTACTACTGGTTATTATGGTGGTGGTTATATTCCTACACCAACACGTTATTCGACCATAGATCGTTTAGATTTCTCAACAGAAACAGTATCAGTACCCACACCTAAATTATCTCAAGCAAGAGGAAATATAGGAGCAGTATCAAGTAGTTCTTATGGTTATTTTGGTGGTGGTAGTACTCCTACTCTTGTTTGTACTATAGATCGTTTAGATTTCTCAACAGAAACTGTAAGTACACCAACACCTAAGTTATCTCAAGCAAGACAACAATTAGCAGCAGTCTCAAGTAGTTCTTATGGTTATTTTGGTGGTGGTGGTACTCCTCCTTTCTTTTCCACCATAGACCGTCTAGATTTTTCTACAGAAACAGTATCAGTACCAACACCTAAATTATCTCAATCAAGAGGATTTTTAGCAGCAGCCTCAAGCAGTTCTTATGGTTACTTTGGTGGTGGTCTTATTCCTACTCTTGTTTGTACTATAGACCGTTTAGATTTCTCCACAGAAACCGTATCAGTACCAACACCTAAATTATCTCAAGCAAGATACGGTTTAGCAGCAGCCTCAAGCAGTTCTTATGGTTACTTTGGTGGTGGTGTTATTTCTACTCCTAGTTTTGTCTGCACCATAGATCGTTTAGATTTCTCAACAGAAACCGTATCAATACCAACACCTAAGTTATCTCAAGCAAGACTAGCATTAGCAGCAGTATCAGGAGGAATCGGAACCCGCAGAGTTGGTTCTGCAACTTATGGTTATTGGGGTGGTGGTAGTGGAACAAGTAATACTCCTGTTTATTCTACTATAGATCGTTTAGATTTCTCTACAGAAACAGTAACAACGCCAACACCTAAGTTATCTCAAGCAAACTATGGATTTGCAGCAACCTCAAGTAGTTCTTATGGATACTTTGGTGGTGGTTATTTAAATTCCACTCCCACAACTTACTCAACCATAGACCGTTTAGATTTCTCTACAGAAACTACATCAGTACCAACACCTAAGTTATCAATATCAAGAACAGCATTATCTGCAACCTCAAGTAGTTCTTATGGTTACTTTGGTGGTGGAGCAATAAAAAATATTTCAACACCTGCATATTGTACTATAGATCGTTTAGATTTCTCAACAGAAACCGTATCAGTACCAACACCTAAGTTATCTCAAGCAAGATTCGGTTTAGCAGCAGTCTCAAGTAATTCTTATGGTTATTTTGGTGGCGGTAATACCTCTTCTTTTGTTTCTACCATAGACCGTTTAGATTTCTCTACAGAAACAGTATCAACACCAACACCTAAGTTATCTCAAGCAAGAGATGGTTTAACAGCAGTCTCAAACAGTTCTTATGGTTACTTTGGTGGTGGTGTTAATGTAACTCCAATTCAAGTTTGCACCATAGATCGTTTAGATTTTTCAACAGAAACTGTATCAACACCAACACCTAAGTTATCTCAAGCAAGAGATAACTTAGCAGCATCCTCAACTAGTTCTTATGGATACTTTGGTGGTGGTGGTACTGATGGAAAATTCTCTACTATAGATCGTTTAGATTTCTCTACAGAAACTGTTACTGTTCCATCACAAAAACTTACTTTTATAAGAGGATATGTAGCAGCAGTCTCAAACGCAAACTAAATAAAACACCTAGATCATTAGTCCTATGAATGATTTGCTATCTAATATTTTAATTCAACCTAAAGTTGTCACAAAAGAAAATTGTAAATATCTGATTGACTTTGCAAACTCTGCCGAACAAGAGCAGATGGGAGTCTTTGATCCTGATAAAACTAATCTCACAAAACAATCAGAACATAAGGTAGATAAAACATCAAGAGATGTTAAATGTGCTGATATCACTCCAATTCTTCCTCAAGTTCACGACTTGATGGCAAACATTATTGATCACGTTATCAATCCTTTTTATAACTTTAAGATTCGTGATAGTGAAATGCCACAACTTCTTTATTATCAAAAAGGAGGGCACTATAAACCTCACTATGATGCAGAAGCACTTTGGACAAATCCTGATGGAACAACTATGTGGAAAAAGAGTGTAGATCGTGATCTTTCTACAGTTCTTTTTTTAAATGATGATTTTGAAGGTGGTTATTTTTCTTTTCCGGATTTAAGAATTAAGATCAAACCAGAACCAGGGCTTCTTGTTTGTTTTCCATCCTCCAGATACTATAAACATTGTGTAGAACCAGTTATTTCGGGACATCGTTATACACTTGTAACCTGGATGCGAGTGCAGGGATTTAAGACAAAAGAAGAACAAGATAGAGAGATTGAAAAGAAATATGGAATCAAGGTTCCATAAATAACAAGAAAGTATTTTAGAACATAACAATGACTCAACTTGTAAAACATTACTTGGTTGATAGGGACAATACAAGCGTTTTTGCAACAACTCTTGAGCAATTCTCAAGACCTATGTTTGGAACGATGAGTCCAAATATTGAGGGTCTTGAAGGAGTTTATACTCTGACTGATGCAAATGGAATTCAATATTTTCTTGCAAACTGCCCAGATACAACTACTATTAATGAAGTAGAAGGTTTAGAAGTTCTTACTCAATCAGAATGGGATGCAGAGATTGCTGCTTATGATGCAAGACAAGAAGCAAAACGTTGGGAATTTATTCGTAAATATAGAGATCAACTTCTTGCACAAACAGATTGGATTGTAATCAAAGCAAAAGAGCAAGGAACTAATCTTGCTACTGATTTTAAAGATTGGAGACAATCTCTCCGCGATCTTCCTGCTTCTGCAACTTTTCCACTTGAACTTCCTTCTGCACCTAATGGAGTATCAGTAGATCAATCAATATATAATGCTTATGTTGCAGAACTGAGAAGTATTCCTATGATTAACGACCCATTGCCACCTGTATAGTAGGTTGAGTCATATTCAATAATTGATAACACTTATCACTGCGGTCAAATGCATAATCTGCATATTGACCCCCTTTTCTTACAAAGTGTAAAAATAACTGCATAAAACGATCATTTTTGTGAGTTCTTAAAGGACTTCTCCAGTGCTCTACTTCAGTTCCAAGATAAGCAACTCCGTGTCCTACAGGTGTTACAACTGCACGATTTTTTCCCGTCTTATCTTTGAGTTTGATAGGCCAAGCAGCATCACCACAAATATTCATAGTGACTGATATTTCACAAGAAGGGCGATCAGTATGACAGTTCATCCATCCACCTTTATGATAAGTTGTAGAGAACCAATAAGTAGGTAAAAGTTCTTCTCCAACTAATTTCTCAAGAATTGGTTTGACTCTCCACATAATATAAGTACAAGTTGGTGGAGCATAACAAGTTAATACTTTTCCTCTTTCTGGATCCCAATGACCTTTAAGATTTCCAAGTTCTCTTACTGCACCACATAAATTTTTATATTTAATCTCTAATGCTTCTTCTGGGGTGATAATTTCGGGAAGATAGTACCAACCTTTTTTAAGAAATTCACTCATATTTTTTATTATTCTATAGTATGTATTATATCATAAATACTTTAAACCTTTTAAAAGATGGCAGTTCCCGCAGTTAATATAACAATTGATCAAGGTGCTGATTATGAGGAAGTATTTACTGTAACAAATCCAGACGGTTCTCCATTGGACTTGTTGGGATATTCCTGTGAAGCAACTCTTGCAAAATTTCCTGGTGCTAATGTTACAACATCGTTTGGAGTTGGAATTGTGACTTCTGCTGGTCAAGTTGTTGTTTCAATTGCAAATACAGTTACTGACCAGTTAAAACCAGGAAGATATTATTATAATATTTTTACTATTTCCAATACCTCAAAGAGAAAAAAAATCATTGAAGGAAATGCTTTAGTTCAACCCTCAGCATAAGTTAAATGCCTGTATCATTAGGAAGTACTTCACATAAAGTAACAGTTGGTTACTCACCTACACTCAAAATAGCACAGGCTGCAGCAAGTCTTCAGGGAGCTCAAGGAACTCAGGGACCATTAAGTGACTTCCAAGGAACACAAGGTCCCCAAGGAACGCAAGGACTTCAAGGAAGACAAGGTACGCAAGGTCTTTCCAATCAGGGTGTTCAAGGATCAAACGGTATTCAAGGACTGCAAGGTACTCAAGGAAGACAAGGTACTCAAGGAAGACAAGGTACTCAAGGTACTCAAGGACTTCAAGGTCTTCAAGGACTTCAAGGTCTTCAAGGTCTTCAAGGACTTTCTAATCAAGGTGTTCAAGGACTTCAGGGTCTTCAGGGAAATCAAGGAAGACAAGGAACTCAAGGAAGACAAGGACTTCAAGGCAATCAAGGACTTCAAGGCAATCAAGGACTTCAAGGACTTCAAGGTAATCAAGGAGTTCAGGGTCTCCAGGGTCTTCAGGGAAATCAAGGAAGACAAGGAACTCAAGGAAGGCAAGGTACGCAAGGTCTTCAAGGACTTCAAGGAATTCAAGGTAATCAAGGAGTTCAGGGTCTTCAAGGAACTCAAGGTAATCAAGGTAATCAAGGTAATCAAGGAACACAAGGTCTTCAGGGGAGACAAGGTGCTCAAGGAACGCAAGGACTTCAAGGACTTCAAGGTTCTCAAGGTCTTCAAGGTTCTCAAGGTGCCCAAGGTCTTCAAGGACTTCAAGGTCTTCAAGGCACTCAAGGAAGACAAGGTGCTCAAGGTTTACAAGGTGTTCAAGGTTTACAAGGACTTCAAGGTTTAAGCAATCAAGGAGTTCAAGGTACTCAAGGAATACAAGGTACTCAAGGAAGACAAGGTACTCAAGGAAGACAAGGTACTCAAGGATTACAGGGTACTCAAGGTATTCAAGGTTCTCAAGGACTTCAGGGTCTTCAGGGTGTTCAGGGACAAAGAGGAATACAGGGTAGAGAAGGATCTCAAGGATCTCAAGGACTTCAAGGACTTCAAGGTCTCTCCAATCAAGGTCTTCAGGGTCTTCAAGGAGAAAGAGGTTCTCAAGGAAGACAAGGTACTCAAGGATTACAGGGTACTCAAGGTATTCAAGGTTCTCAAGGACTTCAGGGTTTAAGTAATCAAGGTGTACAAGGACTTCAAGGACTTCAAGGAAATTTTGGTCTTCAAGGTCTTCAGGGTCCAGTAGGTACTTCAATCAATATCGTTGGAAGTCTTGCATTAACACCAGGAAATGAACAAACAGAATTAAATAACCCAAGCAATTCTTGGTATCCACCAAATTCTGGCGAGTCTGTTATTGATACAAACACAGGAAATCTGTGGATTTACGATGGCAACACCAGTCTTTGGGTAAATGTTGGAAATATTAGAGGACCTCAAGGTCTTCAAGGTCTTCAAGGTCTTCAAGGTCTTCAAGGATCTCAAGGTCTTCAAGGATCTCAAGGTCTTCAAGGATCTCAAGGTCTTCAAGGACAACAAGGTGGAGATCTTGGACCAATTGTTGCAAATGTTCTTTATGTTACAGAAAATGGATCAGACTCAAACTCAGGACTCCGACTTGGAGACGCAAAACGAACAATTGGAGCAGCTCTCACAGCAGCAACAACAGGAACAACTATTAAAGTTAGTTCTGGATCTTATGTAGAAAATAATCCACTATCAGTACCAAAACAAGTTTCTATTGTTGGTGATAGTTTAAGAGAAGTGTCAGTGTCTCCGCAGAATGCAAATGAAGATTTATTCTATGTTTTAGAAGGTAATTATATTGCAGAAATGTCCTTTACTGGATCTTTGAATTCTGGAAAAGCAATTTTTGCATTCAATCCAAATCAAGTTGGATATACAAGTCAGTCCCCATATATTCAAAACTGTACTAACTTTATTCCAAATAGTATTGGATTAAAGATTGATGGATCAAAAGCAATCGGACCATTAAAGTCTATGGTTCTTGATAGTTACACTCAATACAATCAGGGTGGTATTGGATGTTCGATTACCAACGAAGGTTATGCTCAGTTGGTTTCGATGTTCACGATTTGTAATGATGCTGCTGTTTATTGTGGATCTGGTTCGGCTTGCGATTTAACAAACTCAAACTCTTCTTTTGGAAACTATGCTTTAGTTGCTGATGGAATAGGTCCACGCAAATATACTGGAATTATTACAGCATCTGCATCGGAAAATGCGGATACATTTGTTCTAGATCTAAATGTTCCAACATTAAATGTAACTGCTGCAGATTATGATAATGTAACTGGATTAACAACTATTACAGTAGGTTCAAATCATAACTTTAATGTTGGAATGGGAGTTTCAATTGTTGGACTTGCATTTACTTGTTCCTCTGGACCAGGAATTGTAACTTATCCATCAGGAAATAAAGGATATGTTTTTGAAGTTGCTGGTGTTCCTTCATCAACTTCTTTTGAAGTCTACGTTGGTGTTTCTACCTTACAACACACATATCAATCTGGTGGAACAGTTAATATAAATGTATCAAGACCTTTTGATGGCCAAGTAATTTATTTTGATACTCTTTATTATACCGTTGGAAGTGTAACTGTAAGTTCTGGAGGAACAGGATATACGACAAATGCAGATGTAACAATTGGAAATCCTTCAACTCCTTGGGGTATTCCTGCAACTGCTGTAGCGGAAGTCAAGAATGGATCAATTGTAAACATTGAAATGATTTCAAATGGAAGAGGATATACTTCTATACCAACAGTTACATTTAGTACTCCTGATGTGGGAATAAATACAGCAATAGGGACTGCAAATTTTGTTCCAACTTATTATGTAATTTCAAGTTCTACTCCTGTTTCTGCAGGAATTTGCACTATTACAATTACAGATAATGTACCTTATGCAGTGGGAGTGGGTACTACGGTTCCTTTCTTTAAGCAAAGTCGTGTATTAGCATCTGGTCATTCTCTTGAATATATTGGTTCTGGAATTAATATTGCAACTGCTCTTCCTCAAAATGGGGGTGTTCCTATTCAAGCAAATGAAACTGATTCAAGAAATGGTGGATTGGTTGTTTATACAAGCACGGATCATTCTGGAAACTTTAGAATTGGTGATGGTGTTGTGATTAACCAGCAAACTGGAACGATTAGTGGAAGATTTTATTCTAAGAGTTTATTCTCAACAATGACACCATTTATTCTTGCATTAGGAGGAGATTAAAAAAATGGCATTAGCACTTAATGTATTCCAAACAGTTACAGCGGTAGTACCAGCATCACCAACGGTTGTTTATACCGCACCTGTTGGATATACAGGTGTCGTTCTTCTAGCACAAGTTGCAAATATTGGTGCAAATTCGCAAGATGTTTCATTAGTTCATCGTAGAAGTTCAACTGATACTGAAATGCTTAAGAATTTTCCAATTTCCGCGAGTGACACTGCAAATCTTCTTGCGGGAAAATTGGTATTAGAGAGTGGAGATAGATTAGTATTATCAGGCAGTAATGCCACTGATTTGAAATTTATTGCAAGTATTTTAGAAACACTTAACTAATATAACGTCAAATGGCAAAGTATCTCAGTAACCGCCAGAAAAATCTAAAAGTTGGTATTAGTTCTTATACTGAAAGTCAAACAGTATTAGAGGTTACTGGGAAAGTTGGTATTGGGACCACAAATGCAACACAAGAATTGGATGTTGCTGGAGACACAAGACTTCGTGGTGGATTGTATGATACTTACAATCAAGTAGGTGCTGGTGGATCTATTCTTGTTTCTACTGGTGCTGGAGTAAGTTGGACGACTCCATTTGCTGCTGGACTTCAGGGACTCCAGGGAACTCAAGGTACTCAAGGATTACAGGGCACTCAAGGTGTCCAAGGTGTCCAGGGTCTTCAAGGACTTCAAGGAACCCAAGGTGTCCAGGGTCTTCAAGGACTTCAAGGAACCCAAGGTAATCAAGGACTTCAAGGAACCCAAGGTGTCCAGGGTCTTCAAGGACTTCAAGGAACCCAAGGTAATCAAGGACTTCAAGGAACCCAGGGTCGTCAAGGAACTCAAGGTGTCCAGGGTCTTCAAGGACTTCAAGGAACCCAAGGTAATCAAGGACTTCAAGGAACCCAAGGTAATC